GAAATTTCCGTGCATAATAATTATGCTGAACTTTCAGATTTGGGAACTGAAGTAAGAACAGCGTTAGACTATTCTTCTAATATAACAGATGGGATAAGTAAGATATTTTTTCAAACAGAAGACTTTGAGTATGATGATGATTTTGGAGCAGATGGAGCTTATGTATTAACACAGCAATTTATTGCAAAAATAAGAAGATAATGACTGTAAGATTTTTAAAAGAAACGGTAGTATATAAAGGCTTAAAACCTTATAAAGAAGGCCAGACAGCACAGTTTACCGAAAAAGAAGCAATGGCCTTATTAGAAAAAGGTTTTATTGAAATAATTGGAGAAGTAAAATTACAAGCTCCTAAAAAAGAAAAAAAGAAAAAAGAGGTTAAAATTGAAAAAGAAAACTAATTAAATAATTATTTAAGAAATGGCAACAACTGGTATTTTAAATGGTACTGACCTAATTTTAAAAGTAGCAGGTACCGCAGTAACGCACGCAACTTCTGCAAGTATTAACTTCAATATGGAAACGCGCGAAGCTACAACTAAAGACTCTGCAGGCTATACGGCTGTGTTAGAAGGATTAAGAAGTGTAACTATAGACGCTGAAGCAATGACTGCTTTAGATGCGGCTTATGGCTTTGAAGAGCTGTATACAGTGTGGAAGAATAGAACTGCTGTAGCATTAGTGTTTGGTACAACTGAAACTGGTGACCAAATTTACACGGTGCAAGGTTATATGACTTCTTTAAGCGCTTCTTCAGGAGTAGAAGATTCAAGTACGTTTAGTGCTTCTTTCCAATGTACTGGAGCAGTAACTGAATCAAACAACTAATAATAACTATAGGAATAGCCGGGCTGAGCTTGATTGCAAAACGCCCCAGGCTATCCTTTTAAACAGAGAGAAATGTACGAGGTAATAGAAATAGATGGGCACGTATATCCAATTCGTTTTGGCATGAACGCTTTGAGAAAGTATACGAAAAAACAGGGATTGAGTTTGGAAGAACTTGGAAAAATAGGACAAGGAATAACTTTAGATGACGCTTGCGTTTTAGTTTATTGTGGAATAGAAGATGGGTGTAGAAAAAGCAAACAAGACTTCAAATTATCGGTTGACGATATTGCAGATGCTTTAGACGCTGACTTTACAATTTTAGAAAAAGCAATGAAAGTCTTCGAACAAAGTTTTGCTCCGAGTAACTCGGGAAATGGGAAGGGGGGACAGAGAGCCTCCAGGAAGAAAAGTTAACATTTGAGCATTTAGAAGAGGTTGCTTACGGACGCTTAGGTTTGCTACCTGACCAATTCTGGGAGTTAACAATGAGAGAGTTTAGGGTTATGCAAAAAGGTTACATGCAAATGTTGAAAGACCAGCAAATGCACAACTGGGACTTAGTAAGAACTTTGGCAAGTTTTAACTTATCGCCTCACACAAAAAAAGGTAAAAGTGTAAAGCCAAAAAACTTAATTCCTTTGCCCTTTGACAAACAGGAAACGGTAAAAGAAGACCTAGAAAAAAGGAGAGAAAGAGGAAGGTTTATTGTAAAAAAGAGAGAACTGCTTGCTAAGAAAAAAAGCAAAAAGTCCGAATCTAGTAAATTGAACCTATTAGACAAAGTAAAAAAATAAGTATGTATGTACTTCAGAAGCTAGTTAGTTCCTTAAACGCGTCCTAAACAGCTTTAAAAAGAGTGTATAAAATAGACCTAAACTGTAAAAAAAATGGCTAAAAAAGGCTTAAATATATTTCTTGGATTAGACGCTTCGAGGTTTGAAAAAGGAATAAACAAAGTCAACCGCAGACTAACTAGAGTCGGGAAGAAAATGCAAAACATGGGCCGCAGTTTATCGGCTTCTGTAACTGCTCCTATTGTTGCAATGGGTGCTATTGCTGGAAAAACTTTCATGGACTTTGAGTCAGAAATGCTAAAGGTAAAAGCAATTTCTGGAGCTACTGGGGAAACCTTTAAAGCGCTTGAGGATAACGCAAAAGCATTAGGGTCAACAACTATGTTTACCGCTTCTCAGGTTGCGGGTTTACAATTAGAGCTTTCTAAATTAGGTCTAACACCTGAACAAATAAACGCTTCCACTGGAAGTATCTTAGCACTTGCTCAAGCAACAGATTCAGACTTAGCTCAGTCCGCTGAGGTAGCTGCAAAAACAATGCAGGCCTTCGGATTAGAAGCTTCTCAAATGGGTATGATAACCGATGTGATGGCTGATTCGTTTAGCTCTTCGGCGCTTGATATGAATAAGTTTGAAACAGCTATGAGCTCTGTAGCTCCTGTTGCAAAAGGTGCTGGAGCAAGTTTACAACAGACAACAGCAATACTCGGAGTGTTGGTTAACAATGGGGTTGAAGCTTCCACAGCTGGTACAGCTTTAAGAAACATATTCCTTGACCTTGAAAAAGAAGGTATGACCATGAGCGAGGCTATGGACCAAATACAAAACTCCACCAGCCCTCTTGCGGAATCGATGGAAATGTTTGGCAAGCGTGGAGCAACCGTTGCAACTATCTTAGCTAATAATGGGGATGCTGTAAAAAACTTGACAGCTGACTTTATTGACTCTAAAGGAGAAGCTCAAGATATGGCTGATATTATGGGCTCTGGTTTAGGTGGCTCATTAAAAGAATTACAAAGTCAATTTGAAGGTTTACTAATTCAGTTAGGAGAAGTGCTTGTGCCTATATTTGAAAAGCTCATGGGGTTTGCTTCTAAACTAATTGGACACTTTACTAATTTATCAAGTGAGCAAAAAAAACTAGGCGTTGCTTTAGGTTTAATCGCCGCAGCAATTGGTCCTTTAATGGTAGTCTTTGGGAAACTATTTGCATTGATTGGAACAGTAGGTCTTCCTATAATTCTTAAAATAGCGGCACTTGTTGCAATAGGGAAACTTATTTTTGATAACTGGTCTGCTGTAAAAAAAGTATTAGTTGACGTAATCAATTATTTTATCGACTTATATAATGAGTCAATTGTTTTTAGAGGAGCTGTTGAAGGAATTACTTTAGCTTTTAAAACCGCCTATGCTAACGTAATGTTTTTTGTAAAAACAACGTGGATATTATTAAAAGAACTAGGGGCTAACATTAAAGGTTTATTTGGAGGTATTGGTGATTTAATTGCAGGAGTGTTTACTTTTGATATGGACCGCTTCAAAAAAGGGTTTACACAAATAGGGGACTCGCTTGGTGCTACGTTTGACCCAAGGCAAAACCCTGCTTTAAAGACTGCTATTAAAGAACACGGAGAAACTCTTGCTAATAATTTAACTACCGCTATAGATAATACGTTAGGCAATAGAGAACCGGTTGAATATGTTACTGAGGAAGATATTGATGCAGGTATAGACAAACTGAAAGAAATGGGTGGTAAAATGAAAGACACTTTAATGGGAGTCTTTGATGGCGGCGGCGGCGGCGGCGGAGAAATACTGGATATGTCTTTGCTAACTGATGGTGCGGTAGAAGAAGCCACTACTAAACTTACAGAAATATCTGAAAAGAATACAGAAATTGTTGATGGCATGAAGGCTACATGGACTAGCTGGGGAGAAACTACAGGCGAAAGAATAGCAGGAGCATTAGAGCGCTTTAAAGGCTTTATGGGCGAAATTAAAGCGATTGAAGATATGAAGTTCAATGCTGATATGGAAAGACTCAACCAGCAAGAACAGAAAGATATTGAAAGAATTGAAAATAGTAAGCTTAGCGCTCAAGAAAAAGAAGATGCGATAATTGATATTGAAAAAGCAGCTGATGACGAAAGAAAATCATTAACACGTAAAAAAGCAAAGTCAGATAAAAAGTTTGCAATATTTACGGCCTTAGTAGATGCTGGTGTAGCAATAGCAAAAACATTAGCCTCTGTACCTTTCCCTGCTAACATTGCAGCTAGTGTACTAATTGGAGGATTAGCTAAAGCCCAGGTTGACGCGATTAAAGCGCAGCCGCTTCCAGCGTTAGCCGAAGGGGGTTTAGCGTTTGGGCCTACAGCCGCGCTTGTTGGTGATAACCCTAATGCAGGAGTTGACCCTGAGGTTATTGCTCCGCTTTCTAAGCTTAAAAATATGATAGGTAATT